TTGATGTTTTTAAACTTAATCATTGGGATAATCCTGCAAAAAGATCTAGTCTAAAGTGGATACAATACACAATGGACTGGAAAAATATTCAGGATATGCCTATACCTCATGGTAAAAAAATTACTACGGAGGAAGAAATAGATATGATTATAGGTTATTGTATAAATGATGTTGAGTCTACTAAGCAAATAATGTATTTAAGCAAGAAACAAATTTCTTTAAGAAATACATTAACTAAAGAGTATGATATCAATTTATATAGTGCTTCTGAACCGAGAATATCTAAAGAGTTGTTTCTTCATTTTTTGAGTAAACAGATTGGTGTATCTAAATATGAGTTAAAACAACTAAGGACTTTTAGACAAAGTATTCAAGTTAAGAATATAATACTAAATTATATTGATTTTAAAACAGCATCTTTTCAAAGATTAAAAGAAAGATTTAAAGAAGTTGATATTGATCCTAGTGAAACAAAAGGTGGATTTAAGTACTCTGTACAATACAAAGGTGTAAAGACTCATTTTGGACTAGGTGGTATTCATGGTGCTAGAAAATCTGGTATATATGAATCAGATAAGGATATGTTAATAATGTCTTCGGATGTTACAAGCTTTTATCCAAATCTTGCTATTAGAAATCAATGGTCTCCAGCACACTTACCAAAAAAAGATTTCTGTGATCTTTATGAATGGTTCTTTGAAGAAAGAAAAAAGATAAGTAAAAAAGATATAAGAAACTATGTATACAAGATTATTCTCAATTCAACTTATGGACTGAGCAATGATAAAAATAGTTTTTTATATGATCCTGAGTTTACAATGAGGATTACTATAAATGGTCAGCTTAGCTTATGTATGTTATATGAGATGTTAACGGAGAATATTCCAGGTGCTATACCCTTAATGCAAAATACGGATGGCCTGGAAACTTTAATACCTAGAGAATATAAAGATAAGTACCTTGAAATATGTAAAGAATGGGAACAAATAACCAACTTACAATTAGAACATGATACTTATTCTAAAATAATACTAGGTGATGTTAATAACTATATTGCTGTTTATGATTACAAAGAAATAAAAGAAGAAGATTATAATCAAATAAAATCTGAAAATCCTCATTTTTTATTCAAACAAAAAGATGATAAGTTTTATTTTGCTGCTGTAAAATGTAAGGGTAGATTTGAGTTTTCAGATCTAGCTTTACATAAAAACAAAAGCCACCTAGTTATTCCAAAAGGTATATTCTATTACTTTGTACATGGTGTAGAACCTGAAGAATATCTAAAAGAAAACAAAAATATATTTGATTATTGTGCAGGTAAGAAAATAAATGGAAACTGGAATTTTTATATTGAAGGTATAAGTTCTAAAGGTCTATATGTTAAGAAAGACTTGCAAAATACAATTAGATATTATGTCTCTAATAAAGGTGGTAAAATCATAAAGTATAATTACAGTGATAAAAGAAAGGTTCAACTTGAAAGTGGTTCCTGGATTCAAAAATTATATATTAATGCTAAGCAAAAAGAAAGCTTTTCTGATTATGATATTAATTATGATTACTACATACAAAAAATTTATAATGAGGTTGATAGACTTCAACCAAGAACAAATCAATTAAAACTTTTTTAATTATGCCAACAAAAATAGGTAACATAGATAAAACAACATTACTAAATGTTCCACTACCAAACCATGGTGCAACATATACAGTAATAAGCCACAAGTTTGTAATGGATACTGTAGAAAAAGAATTACAGGCTAGAGGTTATGTTATTAAAGAAGAAGTATACAGAGCAACAAGCAATGGTCAAATTGCTACAGGTGCTTATGAATTAAATCATAATTCTGATCCAGAATTATCTTTAATGTTTGCATGGACAAACAGTTATAACAAACAAGTAAAATTTAGAGCAGTAACCGGTGCTAAGATATTATCTAATGGTTCATACATGATATTAGGTGAACAAGGTAGCTGGATAAGAAAGCATACCGGTACAGCTGATAAAGAAGCAGAACAAAGTATAATAGACCAAATTACACATGCTAATTTATACTATAATAAATTATCAGAGCATAAAAATAAAATGAAAAATAAGTCACTAACAACAAGAGAACAAGCAAACTTGTTAGGTGTACTTTTTGCTGAATATAATGTTCTGTCAAGTGAACAAGCTAATTATGTAAAGAATCAAATGAAGTCTCCAAGTTATTTTTATGCAAACGGTAATGACACTTTATGGGCTTTCTATAATCACATAACAGGTTCTTTACAAGAAGCTCATCCTAAAACTTGGTTAGAAGATCAAAGAATTGTTCATTATCTAATTACTAATGAATTTCAATTAGTAGACCCTGTAGTAACAAATATAGTACAAGCTGTAGAAACTGTTGAACCACTTTCTGATGAAAATCAAATTAGTCTTTTAGACTCTATTGCTGAATGTGAAACTGAAGTTGCTAATGATCCAGAATACTTACAGCAACTTGAAGAAGAAGCACAAAGATTTAAAGAAGAAGAATCTTTAGCAAATCTTTATGCTGAGAAAGAATCTGAAGAGTTGATTAATGCATTAGATTCTGAGGAAGATACTTTAGTAGATGATACACCAGAAATTACTGGTATTCCTAATGGGTTTACTATGAGTGATACTGATGATGAAGAACTTACTGAAGATGAGTTAGCATCACAACTGTATGGTGTTGACAATAACAATGAAGTAGTTCATAATCTTGATGCTGAAGAAGATGAAGATTGGAATCAAATGGCTACTGTTATTGAAACACCTACACCGGCTGAAAAAGAATTAATTATAGATTCTCATGAAGATGAAGATCATGTTGATAACATAGATGAAGTTATTCCTCAAGAAACAGAACCAACAATTATTACAGATGAGTTTGAATCTGTATTTGATGAAGATGAAGATGATGGTGATTTTTCTTTTCTATAATTTCTAATTTTTTATAAAACAAGAGAGTCTTCGGGCTCTCTTTTTTTATTTTAATAAATAACTATGATTAAAAACGTAAATAGAAAATCAATGTTAATCAGGGCTTCAGGTAGAAGTTCTGATTTTATTACTCCTACTATAATAATGGGATGCGGTTTCCAATGCTCATACTGCTATTGTAAGAGACATAAACCAGAAGGATTAGATATAGCTACTAATATAGAAGAAATTCTTACGGAAGTTGATCATCACGCTTGGTTTGCAGATATAGATAAACCTAATCAAACACATAAAGAATATATTACTTATGATATTGGATGTAATACAGATGTAGCTTTGCATTATAAACAAATGCAATGGCAAAAAATCTTTAATTTTTTTATTGAACATCCTAAAGCATTAGGTACATTTGCTACTAAATATGTAAATTACAGTTTATTAGAAATTAATCCTAAGATGAAAGTTAGAATAAGATTTAGTTTAATGCCTGAGAATATTAGAGCTATTCTTGAACCTAATACAAGTACTATTAAAGAAAGACTAAATGCTATTAATGAATTTAAGGCTGCAGGTTATGATGTACATCTTAACTTTAGCCCTGTTGTAGTATATGATGGTTGGGAAAATGATTATATAGAATTATTTAAACAAGTTAATTCTGCTGTAAAAGAAGAATATAAACCTGAAGTATTAGCTGAAGTTATATTCCTTACTCATAATGCTAAAAAACATGAGTATAATACTTTAAATAATTTACCTGGAGAAGATCTATTATGGACACCAGAATTACAAGAAAGTAAAACATCTCAATATGGAGGAGAAAATATTCGCTATAAAGCTTATGTTAAAAGCGGAATGATTTCTACATTTAAAAAACTTCATAACGAGATAATACCTTGGAATACAATAAGATACATATTTTAAATTAAAAGTTATGGGAAAAATGAAAAAAGCTTTAATTTGGATTGAAGAAAATAACTTACAAAAAGATCCTAAAGCATTAAATAAATATATTAAATACATAAATACAAAAAAAACGGAAGAGAAAATTATATTAATAAAAAATAAACAATAATGAATGATTTAATATTAGGGATTTTAATAGTATTACCAATATTAATATTGCTACTTGCAGCAGTAATTTATTGGGTCGGTACTGAAATAGTGTATGAATTAAGATATAGAAATTTTTTGTTAAAGGAAGATAAAAATGAACATGAGTAAAGTAACGTGTTATGGAAAATAATAATAAAAATAATATAAAATGGGGTGGGGAACATCATTTAAAGCAGAGATCTATTTAAGTAGGCAAGTATTTAGCTCAAAGCTTGAGTTAGATGAAAGAATAAAAGAATTAGAAGGATATATTGAATCTGCAAAACAAGAGTTAACAGCATATGCTGTAGCAACACCTCGTGACATCATTCCAGAAAAAGATGAATCAGGTTATATCCAAAATCCAATTGATGAAGTTCTTAGAAAAACAAGGGAAATATTTGAGTGGATGGAAGATAATTACCGAGATCTGAATCGTTTATATCAATACCAACAGTACTTAGAGGAAAATCCTGATGTAGATATCAATCAATTTTCAGATATATAAAATTATTATGGAAAATAGAATAGAAATTAATGGTGTATGGTATGTTAGAGAAGAGGCCATCACAGATCCATTGGATTATCTAGAAGCAGAAGAAATAGATTTAATATTTTCTGAAGAGTGTACTTATGAAACAGACAAGTATTGTTTTGTAGCTTCACGAATAAGAATAGATGGAGGAGATGAATTCTAC